GCTGGCCTTGACCTGTGTTACTAATGGACCCATAGCAGACATCAGACTCAATCTATCTACCGTACCTCTCTTTGGTACAGTACCACTCAGACCGAATCTATAGTCACAATGCCAACACTTATCCATGATTTTTTGTATAGAGGCTGATTTGGCCTTATGTGTCTCATCAACAAAAACAGCATCAAATTGCTTGAAATACTCTGTATCATTTTTGACCAAGGACTGATATGTACCCACTACTAGGTTGGAGCTTTTTCTGATCTTGACTCCGGCATAGATCTGCTGCATCATAAGTTTGAGTCTGCCGCTATTATACTGATCAAAATCACCGGTGGCCTGTACTACTAGGCTGACATTAGGCACGATCATTAGGATCTTCTTTTTACCTAATACATCCATCATATAGGCAATTACCATAAACGAGATTAGGGTCTTACCGGCCGAAGTAGCTAGTTCAGCCAAACATCGTCGATACTTTAAAATTTTAAAGGCTGCGTCTATCTGATAATCACGAGGCTTGATCTTACTATCTTTGAAGAAGTCATCTACCCAATCTTTAAATATAGCTTCATTTATGGAGGTATCAAATAGTCGAGTCACTCCATTCAGAGTCAGCTTAAAATCATATTCTTTGCAAATGTCAACTAATTCCTTCCAAAGGCCGGCCGGTATCTTATTTCTCTTAATAAATGATATACTACCATCCCATATACCTTTTTTTACAAGAGGATGAAATCTCCAGCCATCTATTTTCTTAGTAAGGCTTGCAGTCAGTTGATCATATTCCAGTTCATTGCACGAGTCGATGACCAAAAATTTCTTATCAGGGGACAAACTAAGTTCCATTATTCCTCATCTTCTAATCTTATTCGATTACGTATGGCAAATCCCATATTATCCAAGGTCTTAATACAGTCACGATAAAAGTCAATATGAGTCTCTAATAAATGAACCTGTAATTTAAAGGCACTCATATCAGCATTGATAAAGTCTTTGCGCTCGTCTCGATTAAGTTTTAAATCATAGTTGATCGAATATTCTCGGTATTTGGTTTTAAAATGCCGATCCCATACAGCATTTCTTTTATATATCATAATTTTCATTTCAGTCACCTTATCTAATAGACGTTGACGATAAGATAACATGTCTACCTGACAATCTGATAAATTACGAATATTCCGGATCCGATTTACTAGGTCTTGGATGTCAACCATCCACTTTTTTTTGTCCTTATTGAGTAGCTCTTCTAGCTTCTCATTTGCTTGTTTCGTTTCCTCTTCACTATACATGATACATTAAAACATTAAAACATGTTTGGGTTGTTAGACTTTCTGCTCTTGGTCCTATTTACCTTAGGTTTAAACTTTTTCTTGGGTTCGGAAAGTGTGAATTGTTCTAATCCTATACTCAAGTCTAGCTCATCTGGTGAGAATGACAGTATTAGCTTGAATCTGCTTCGATCTCTCTCAGCATCAGCATGGAATTGTTCTAGTTCGTCTGACACTAGTTCTAACAGGTCTGTTTCTATCATAAAAAGATAATATCTAGTGAATCAGCAGTAAAATACTGATCCAAGTTTACTAAGCTATTCTTTTTATGCACATATTCGTATTTGATTAAATCATTCAAGTCTTTTATTTTTTTGCTTGGAATGTTGTAATCACTGAGAAACTTTTCCCACATGAAGACCCGCTGTCCCTTCTTCAGCTTCTCGATCATCTTGGTTTTGCCGTCTTTGTCATTGTCAAAGAAGTATCTGGCAGTTGGAATGTCATCCCATTCTACCACCTGTTTCTTAACACCTGTGATGCCGACTGAGTTGCGCATAAACATTGCATCAATAGGCCCTTCAAATATGGTAAAGTCTCTCGACATATTTATCTGTAGGATCCCGAACAGCATGCTGATCTTATTGATCTGATCTAGTTCTTCTTCACCTAACCCATGGTTTAAATTTAGCCTATCATATATACGCTGTAAATTCCAGGTCTTGTACTTAGGTCCTTTGCCATCCTGAAGCTCTCTGACCTGTAGGCCGATTACCTTTCCACTATTAGAGAGATTGAATATATAGAGTTGCTTTCGGCGAGGATCATATGCAAATTGTCTCAGCTTTTGGTGCAATAAGCGGCTCTTTAGGTACGGATATGCCCTATACGTTCTTTCATTGATCGGAAATGCATTAAAGCCATTCATGATGGATTCTTTATCCAGTGCGAGTTCTTCTATCTTGTCAAATAAATGAAAGCTCAGAGTGCCAGTAGAGACAAACGTCTTTTTATGTTCTTTGATGTAGTTGATCACATCAATTCGATCCTTGTCGTCTAACTCTATATCAAAGTCATGTAGGAATGAGTTGACTGGAGTGTGAGCTCCGCAATTGTAACAATGATAGTAGAGGTCATTCCAATAGATGTTACCTCTCTTTTTTCGATCGCTCTCAGTAGAGTCACCGCAGTATGGACATGCAAAATTCAAGCGATCCCGGGTCTCATGAGGTTTTCTCTTCTCATGACCAGTATGGTTGGAAAAAAGAACCCGGATCACCTTATCAGTGATCCGGGCCTTCATCTCATTGGTCAATTCAACTTCGGCCATCATCAGATGTCTAATCCATCAAGGAAATCATCTAAGTTGTCGTCCGAGTCTGCCGAGTCTGCAGTTACAGATTCTTGAGTAGCCGTACTTTGAGTGGCATCTGATGTAGATGCTACTTTTTGTTTTGGCTGATCTACTTTAGTAGTATCAGCATTTGGGCTAGCAACTCTACCGATCGAAGTACCAGGTGAACCATAACCGGCCAATACACCCATTACACGATTTCTTTCATCGTCAGTCCAGGCGGTATAGTCCCATCCAGAAAGCTCGGGTGCATTTGTTAAATATTCAATGATAGCTTTTCTGCCAGCATCATTATCTGATACCTCATTACCGTCCAATACCATTGCAGTCTGCTTGCTTTGGAATTTACAACCATCATAGTTCGGATAGCCTCCTTTTTTCATGATATTCAGCTCGAAGTTTTTGCCCTCGAACGGATCAAACACCTGGACCGGTTCGTCAAACTTAGGATTCAGTTCATCATCGATCTTTTGCTTGAGCTTCCAGCCAAATTTAAAGACTTTGATCTGTCCTTCCAATGCAGTGTTCTGTGGATCTTTTACGATCTGTACCAGTGCATAATAGACTTCCTTACGCTTCAAGTTTTCGGACATCTTTTTGTCCACCGCTGACTCACTGTTTCTGAGCTTGAAGAACATATCCTGTACCGGACACTTTTCACCAATAGTAGAAGGTGAGTCCACATAGAATCCCTTGCCGTCAGCGTCTTCTAACCAGTAGACATACTTACGGATGTAAGGTTTACGTGGGTTTTTAAGATTTGGTAGGAATCGGATCAAGGAACTGTAGGTTCCGTCTTGACCCTGGTCTGGTTTGGGTGCATAGAGATCGCTCCCTCCTCGTGGTTTTTCGCCTGTGTCCAGGTCGTCTACTTTTACATCAAAGATGTCGAATTCATTTGCCATTTTACTGTGCCTTTTTTTTGTTAATTGTTTTCGTAGAAAACCTAACAATGCTTGCCTTTCCGCTGCCTAGGATTGCCGAAATACTTGCCTTATTAGTGCCTTCAACAGATGATACCCATCATCTGCTACTTATATATCAAGACAAGTGTAAAGTTTAATCCAGTTTGAGATCTTTTTTTAGTATGGCTGCAATATCTTTTTCAGAGAGCAGTAAATATTGTACTCCATTATATTCAAATGGACTGCCAATCAAGTCATTGAATGCAATTCTGGTACCAGGCACTATTTCCGGGTCCGTTATTGCAGATCCGACCGAGATCACTTCCCCAATATAAGGGGGTGATATTTCATCATCAGACCCCCTTGGTACATAGATCAAACCGATCCGCTCTGGAGCTGATTCCTTTCTAATAATAATATTTTTTCCAAGAGCTTGCATTTTTTTTTGGTCTGGTTCAAACTTTTTCCAAAAGTGGCGATATAAGATTTGTCTGGGTTTTGGCCGGAAAACGGTTTATATTAAATTATAGTCCAAAGAACTCTTCAATGCATTAAGAATAAAATAACTATCTACTAGATCATCCAACGGTTTCGGTACCTCTTTCTGAAAGTTTTTTCCCTGACACCACATCCAGAGTCCGTTTCCTTTCAGCCTATCATCATCTAATACATTATCTCTGAAGGCCTCAAACATATAGATCTTGTTTGCATTACCCTTACCGGCCAGCTTTTTTACCTCACTGGGCTGAAAAATATAGAATGAGTCTATACCGTATGAATCGATCAATCGTTGCCTCAGTCTAGAATTGTATTGGATCATGTCGATAAAAGAATTGCCTTTAGAGCCATAGGAGAAACCTTCTATGGCAAAGGCAGATGCTTTATAATTTTTCTTTATATAAGAATCAATGGTCTCGGCAATCTGATCAGCATCCGTCATTTTCTCTCTCTCCCGTTGGAGGAATCGCTTGGATACGACCTTTCTGCAATATGGAACGCCTTGAATAGCTCCGATTTCCATAAGCTCTTCGTGTAATTTGAAGGCCTTTAGTACCGGACTCCGCCACTCCTTCGTGTAGTTGAAAAATGAAACGAAATGGTATGTTTCGCTGTCTAGTATGCATGTTGCTGGACTATTAAGTGAAAAATCAATGCCTACAAAAGTCATATTATATTTTGTTACCGATGGCCGAACCAAGTGCAGCTCCGACCAAACGGCTGGTTAGTAGGTCATACAAAACGCCCTTTTCGATACCAAGAACTTTGGCAATGGTCTTGCCGATGGTCTTACCCAGGGCAAACCCGGTCAGTCCACCCAAAATGGATCCAATAATGCCCTCATTGACGATCTCTTCCATGATCTCTTCTAGGTCACGGCCTTTTTCATTTTCAGTCAGGATGCGTTCCACTACCTGGTCGATGGCAGCTTCCTGCTCTTCGGTCAGGTCAACTGATTCTTGCAGTGCTCGCTGGAACAGTATACCCTCGTCTGACTCATTAATGTATTCTAGATAGGTCTTCATGGTTTATATATCAGCCTAGATTTATGGCTATATCTAGGATGTTATAGGTGAAATTAATGTCGAATGTCTGGAAGTCCACCGTATTACTACTGAAGTTTAGGTCTAACGCACCTACTGATGTCATGATCATCTCTTTTAATTGTGCTGTCACGTATACATTACCTTCACCGTCCATGATCTGTAGGCCCACACCTTCCGGTAACCAAGGTTGCTTTCCGCCCCGATCATAGTAGTACTTGAATAGCTCAATTGCCATCCAGTAGTTAATGAAACCATCGAAGGACTGCATGGTGACGGTCAGACTCTTATCAAATAGTTCCTGTGTAGGTGCAGCACTCCTGAAATTACGGGTCAGTCCAGGAAAGTCATTCTGTTGTACCGGATCAAAAGACGGTCCTGGTAGGTTG